CTCCCGCAGGATCTTCAAAAATAGATCAACTTCAAAATCATTTAGAAGAATTTTGTACAAACAGAAGCTCAACTACAACCACTAAAGAAGATATTACTCGAGGAAATGTTTATCGATCCAACAAAAAATATTATTTTGTTTTTAGTAGGTTTTTTCATGGATATTTACAAAAAAGAAAATGGGATGAAAAATCTCAGGTTACACAACGGATGCTGCAAGAACATTTTAAATGTGAGGAAGAAAGAATGATGATAGGAAAAAAGAAAGTATCCGTAATTGTTGCAGATTCATTAGAAAGAATAGAAGCTCCATATAATTCTAAAGAACTTAAACCAAAGGATCCTTATTAATGAGTGAAATGAGCAGCGATTTAGTTTTATTAGTAGTGCTTACAGCTGCGTGGATACTTATAACATTATGAAAACAATAGTCTTAGGACCACCAGGTACAGGGAAAACCACAACGATGCTTAGTAAAGTAGACGAGCATCTAAAAGAAACAGATCCAAATAGAATTGGCTATTTTGCTTTTACTCAGAAAGCTGCTTACGAAGCTCGAGACAGAGCAATGGAAAAATTTAATTTAAGCGAGGATGATCTTCCTTATTTTAGAACCCTTCATTCATTAGCTTTTAGACGCTTAGGAATTAGAAAAGAAAATGTCATGCAACCTCATCATTATCAAGACTTAGGAAAAAAGATAGATTTTCCTGTTGATTATTTAGAATATGATGATGAAGAAGGTGGTATTTTTACGACTAAGAGTGATTACTTACGCATCCTTCAATTAGCAAAACTTAGGAATATTAGTTTTGAAAGACAATATGATTTAAAAGAACATACTCAGGATGTGGAATTTGACAAGTTACGTATTCTCGCCCACGAATTAGAGCGATATAAAAAAGAATACAATCTCGTGGATTTCAATGACATGATTTTAAATTTTATAAAATCAGATGCATCTCCCGCATTTGATGTTGTCTTTATTGATGAAGCTCAAGATTTATCCTTAATGCAATGGGACATGGCCAAAAGTATTTGGAATAAATCTGGAGACTCTTATCTTGCTGGCGATGATGACCAAGCTATTTTTAGATGGGCTGGTGCAGATGTAGATAGTTTTATTACTCAAAAAGGAAAATTTTTAAATTTAACGGAATCTTTCAGAGTCCCTCGAAAAGTTCATGATCTAGCTTTAAATCTTATAGGACGAGTTTCAAATCGATTAGCAAAAAATTGGAGTCCACGCTTAGCAGAAGGTTCTCTGACACGTCATCCAGATTTTGATCACATAGACATGAGTAAAGGACAATGGTTGGTTTTAGCACGTACTAAATTTATGCTCAATGATTTAGAAGAAACTTTATATCGTAAAGGATTATTTTATAAAAATAAATTTAAACGTTCATACGAACAAGATTTATATGATTCTATTACTCATTGGGAAAAACTGCGTCAAGGAGCTTCCTTAGAATATGATAAGATAGAAAAAATTTTTAGTTTTATGAGTCCAAAAAATTTAGAGAAAGAAAAAATATTTGGAATGGTAAAGGACAGCTTTTATAGTATTCCTCAATTAAAAAAAGATTTTGGATTAAAAACCGAAGCAGTTTGGTATGAGGCGTTGGATGACGCTGCCACTAGAAAAGTAGAATATATTAGAAAAATGCGAGCTAATGGTGAACAACTTAATAAAGCACCGCGCATTTTATTATCAACGATTCATGGTGTCAAAGGAGGAGAAGAACAAAATGTAGTTTTATTAAGTGATTTAAGTTTAAATACGCAAAAAGGATATGAAAGGAATCCAGATGATGAAAATCGATTATTCTACGTAGGTGCAACACGAACTAAGGAGCACTTACATATTGTTGAACCAAAAGATTTTTACAAAAGTTATCCCGTATGAAAGTATATGATAAACAAATAGGAGGTGATCACTACCTCAAAATGAAAATTCAGCCTAGTGAATTTGCCAACAAAAACAATTTGCCTTTTGCTGAAGGGAATGCTATAAAATATATCTGCAGACATAAGGATAAAGGAGGAAAGGAAGACTTAAAGAAAGCAAAACATTACATTGATATGATTATTGAAAGAGATTATAGCGACGAACCAAACATGAGGCCATTACCTCCTGGTTTTACTTTAACGGAGCCTAAATAATGCAGACTCCTTTATTTAAAGCTCAAACCGAGTGGACTCCTCCTACAGATTTTCCTGATCTATCTTCTTACGCAGAAATTTCCATAGACTTAGAAACAAAAGATCCTGAATTAAAAAGAATGGGTTCAGGAGCTATTACCGGTCAAGGAGATGTTACAGGAATCGCGGTCGCTGTTAAGAACTGGTCTGGTTATTATCCAATTGCCCATGAAGGAGGAGGCAATATGGACCGTAAAAAAGTTTTAAAATGGTTTCAAAGCGTTCTGAATACATCTGCTGTTAAAATTTTTCACAACGCCATGTACGATGTGTGTTGGATCAGGCACCTTGGACTAAAGATTCATGGACGTATTATAGATACCATGATTGCCTGTGCATTGGTTGATGAAAATCAATTTCGTTACGATTTAAACAGTTGTGCCAAACGTTATACAGGCAGAGGAAAAGATGAAAGCGCTCTTTACGTAGCTGCTAAAGAATGGGGCGTTGATCCTAAAATGGAAATGTACAAACTACCTGCCATGTATGTAGGAGCCTACGCCGAGAAGGATGCAGAAATTACTTTAGAACTATGGCAAGAACTTAAAAAAGAAATAGAAATTCAAGATATCAGTTCAATCTTTCAACTCGAAGTGGAACTTTTTCCATGTCTTGTGGAAATGAGATTTCTCGGAGTACGCGTAGATCAAGAACAAGCCTTCAACGAAAAGAAAATATTAGAAGAACAAGAAAAAAAATTACTGAGAGCCATTCGCCATGAAACAGATATCGATGTACAAATTTGGGCGGCAAGATCAATTGCTAAAATTTTTGATAAATTAAAATTGCCCTATGACCGAACACTAAAGACGCAAGCTCCATCATTCACGAAGAATTTTTTAGCCCATCATCCGCATCCTATTGTTAACAAAATTGCTAAAGCCCGAGAGATTAATAAAGCTCACACCACCTTCATTGATACGATTCTTAAACATACCCATAAAGGAAGAATCTTTGCTGAAATTAATCAATTGCGTGGAGACAATGGAGGAACGGTAACAGGAAGATTTAGTTACAGTAACCCGAACCTTCAACAGATCCCTGCACGGAACAAGGAACTTGGACCACGGATCAGGGCCCTCTTCCTCCCAGAAGAAGGTCATCATTGGGGATGTTTTGATTATAATCAACAAGAGCCACGCCTCGTGGTGCATTATGCAACCTTACAAAATTTATATGGAGCCAATGATGTTACGGAAGCTTACAAAAAGGGAAGTGCAGATTTTCATACGATTGTATCGGAAATGGCTAAAATTCCCAGACTTCAGGCTAAAACTATTAATTTAGGATTATTCTATGGAATGGGTAAAGCAAAACTGCAAGCTGAACTAGGTGTTAGTAAAGATGTAGCGGAAGAATTATTTAGACTTTATCATGGACGTGTACCTTTTGTTAAAGCGCTTATGGATGCAACAATGAAACGTGCTCAAGATTCAGGAAAAATTAGAACTTTATTAGGAAGATTATGTCGATTTCATTTATGGGAACCGAATCAGTTTGGGATTCATAAGACATTGCCCCATGAAGAAGCACTCAGGGAACATGGCCCAGGGATCAGACGGGCTTACACCTACAAAGCATTAAACAAATTAATTCAAGGATCAGCTGCAGATATGACCAAAAAAGCCATGTTAGATCTCTATAAAGAAGGAATTATACCACATATTCAGGTACATGATGAGTTGGATATTTCAGTAAAAGATGATAAACAAGCTAAACAAATAGTGGATATAATGGAATCCGCAGTTACTCTAGAAATTCCTAATAAAGTAGATTATGAATTTGGGAAAAACTGGGGCACAATAAAATAGGAGGACATATGGAAACAATTAAACAAATCTGGAAAGATCACAGAAAAGTGTGTATCGGCGCAGGCGTTGTACTTGTTATTTTTATAATCGCAGCACTATAGGACTTTATGATACATGGCTTACTTAAACTCGAACATTCCCGTGATCTATTGTCAGATCAGAAGAGAGTATCTTTATGACTGTAAGAAGCATCATGGAGAAGTGGAAGACTGTATGGTCTTTGGCATCGCATCGATGGCAGGGCGTGCTTTACTCTTTCACGCAATTATGGAAAACGGAGGTATATTCTACCGTTTGCCAATCTCTGCATTCATACAAAGAGGCTTTGAAGCAAGTAAGGTTCCTGGGTTGCGACTTAACGAGTTGGAGCTTTGGAATTGTTTTAGTTACTATCCTAGTGTTACTGTTTTTGACGCTCTAAGCGGCCAAGCCTGTAAATATATTGGTAAAGATAAAAAGTGGCATCCAGGGTCCTATCTTTTCACGGTTGACTGGGCTCACCCAGAAGGTAATATAGTTGACACGGATCATTCAGAAATTCCGCAAGAGCACAAGTGCGCTCACATAATAGCCTTGGATGATGGTAATTATGCGGCTCAGCCAAATCACAGAATACTCTGGCATATCCCGTCTTTTACGGTGAGAGATGAAATTCCAGATTGGGATGTACAATGGACTGAATGGTCAGTAGAGGATAGCCGTAAATGGCAAACAGAAGATACCAACAAATTCTTCTACCAAATTGAAGAGAAAAAAAATGAGTAAATGTAAAAATTGTAATTGTGACTGTCACTGTTCTTTAAAAGAACACAGTGATCTCTATGGAGTTTGTTCATGCAACAATTGCGATTGTAAGGAAGAGTGTGAAGCGTGCCAATAGATCCAAAAAAATGTTGTGGTATGCACTCAAAAGAAAAAGAAGACAACGGAGAGTGTTGTCAAACGCAAAACGAAGAAGAAACAAAGGAGCAAAATGAATAAACTATTTCTAGTGCTCGCACTATTATTTGCCTTGAGCGCCTGCTCGGTAGGCAAAAAATGTACCTATACTCAAGATGGAACTAAAATTTCATCATGGATATGGTTCTACGGTAGCGATAAGCCAATTGATTTAGATAAAAACAATTGCGGCTAACATGAACGAAAAATTGATAACCGCATTGCTCGCTATACTATTAGCGCTCGGAGGATGGACACTTCAACGTACATTCTCATTGTCGCAAGACATGGTCTTAATT